CGGTTTAGAGTACAAGCGCTACGAAAACGAGCACGAAGAGATTTTCTCTATTGAGACATCTGATCGTGCATTTGAAGAAGAGGTCATGTTGACTGGCTTCGGTCAAGCCCCGGTGAAAACCGAGGGTGCCGGCGTTCAGTACGACACAGCACTGGAATCCTTCACAGCCCGCTACACACACGAGACCATTGCTATGGCCTTCGCGTTGACAGAGGAAGCTGTGGAAGATAACTTGTATGACCGCTTGTCAGGTCGTTACACCAAAGCTATGGCTCGTTCAATGAGCTTCACAAAGCAAGTAAAAGCTGCTTCTGTGTTGAACAACGGTTTCACTGCAGGCAACTATGCCGGCGGCGACGGCGTTGCATTGTTCGCAACCGATCACCCAACTGCCTTGGCTCAGAACTACTCTAACACTCCCGCAGTGGCAGCAGATCTGAACGAGACATCGTTGGAGCAGGCTTTGATCGACATCGCCGCGTTCATCGACGAGCGTGGTTTGAAGGTCGCTTTGACTGGTCGCAAGATGATTGTTCCTAAGGAACTGCAGTTCACTGCAGAGCGCCTGATGAAGAGCACTTTGCGCACTGGCACTGCTGATAACGACATCAACGCTATCAAGTCCATGGGCATGCTCCCAGAAGGCTATGCCGTCAATCACTACCTGACTGACGTCAATGCTTGGTTCATCATCACTGATGCACCTAACGGCTTGAAAATGTTCCAGCGTTCACCCATCAAGACTGCCTTTGAAGGCGACTTTGACACAGGTAACGTTCGTTACAAGGCACGTGAGCGTTACAGCTTCGGCTGGTCTGACCCACGTGGCGCTTACGGTTCGCCCGGCGCTTAATATTTCTTCGGAAATATTTGAAAAGGGAGCCTTGTGCTCCCTTTTTATTTGGTGTATATTGCAATCACTCCGGGGTAATCCGGTGCATCAAACAGTCCCGGCTGACGACATACAGATTGATGCACTTCACTTGTATGTAAGGAAAAATCATGGCATCTACCACGTTTAATGGACCAGTTCGTTCCGAAAATGGTTTCCAAGCAATTACCAAGAGCGCTACCACTGGCGCAGTCACTGTTAACGCTACTTTTGGTGCTACCACCGTCGTTACAGATTTGAACACCACCAATCTGGTTTTTACAGATCAAAACCACCCCACTACTGCCGCAATTAACGCTACTGGCGTGGCTACTGCAGCACAAGTTGCAACTGGTTACATCACTTCTACTTCAGCTTCTCCTACAACCATCACATTGCCAACAGGCACGTTACTTGGTGCTGCTATTAGTGCAACACGTGGTACTGTTTTAGAGTTGTATGTGGATAACACCGCTGGCGCATCTACTGTGACCATTGCTGTTGCTACCAACGGTATCTTGTCTAGCGCTGCTGCTGATACTGCAGGTAGTTTTGGTGACTTGACCATTGCTGCTGGTGCAACCGGCCTTGCGCGCTTCACTATCATGTTCTCAAGCGCAACAGCCTACGTGTTTACCCGTACTGCTTAATTGATCTAGGGGGCCTCGGCCCCCGTTTACAAGGAGATTAATTATGGGTTTTCAATATGACGTAAAAGCGAAGACGATGGCCACGACTGCTGCCACCGGCATCGGTCAGCCGCGCGCGCGTATCAAAGCAGTCTACTTTGTTGCAGGATCTGCTGGGTACATCTCTTTTACAGATGGTGGTTCTGGCGGCGTAGAGCGACTTCGTATAGCTGCTCCTGCTAGTACGGCAGGAAACGGTTCTACCTCTGTTTTAATTCCCGGAGATGGTATTGTCTTTTTAGATGATCCCTATTTAACAATCAGTGGACCTACTTCGGTCACATTCTTCTACGGATAAGGAGTCCAAAATGGGACGAGCAGCAAAAATGGCAGACGATCAGTACCAAGGCGAAGTTCAGCCCGGTGCACAGAAGCAAGATATGGCTAAAGGCGGCCCCAAGCAAACAGCACGCAAAACAGTGGCTCCTTCTGGTTCCACTACGCCCCGTGGTGTAGGTTTGGCTCGTAACAAGCCTTGCAAAATGTACTGAAATGGCTAAGTCTCCTGCTTGGCAGCGCAAAGAAGGCAAAAGTCCTAGTGGCGGATTAAACGCCAAGGGCCGTGCTTCAGCTAAAGCGCAGGGGATGAATTTAAAGCCTCCTGCGCCCAATCCTAAAACAAAAAAGGATGCGGCACGACGAGATTCTTTTTGCGCCAGAATGGGGGGTATGGAAGGCCCTATGAAGGATGAAAAAGGACGCCCGACACGTAAAGCGTTGGCGTTAAAAGCATGGAAATGCTAAGTTGTACGCGCTGCCATGCAGAGAAACCTGCAACCAGTGAGTTTTTTCCATTACACAATAAAAAACGTAATGGGTTAGATAGCTGGTGCCGTGAATGCCGGGCTACATATCGCAATAGCAATTGCCGTGGAAAATTTAGAGCAGTAATTTCAGATGAGAAGTTGCATGAAATAAAAACCACAGTCACAGAATGTGTGATTTGTGGCTCTAATGAGCCTTTGGTAGTGGATCATGATCATTTGACTGGGCAAGTTCGTGGTATGTTATGCAATCACTGTAATCGTGGATTAGGTCACTTTAGGGATGATCCAATGCTACTTGAGTTTGCAGCACAATACTTGTATGCTACAGCGGATCACCCCGCATGGGAAAAATACAAGAATAGTGAAAAGGTGGAGTGCTGAAATGGAACTGATGCTGTGGAACATCGGCTTGACGGCTCTTTTGGGCGTTGTTGGGTGGGTATTAAAAGAAAAATCAGAGGAGATTAATCGTCTTCAGATCCTGCTCAATCGCACCCGCGAAGAAATTGCCAAGGAATATGTGACCAAAGCCGAAGTCCATGCAGACATCAACCGTGTTTTGGACAGGTTAGACAGATTGGACGAAAAGTTAGATCGTTTAATGGCAACAACTTTAAAAGGATAGCAAAATGAAACATAAAGACGGCGGACTCGCAAAAAAAGGCGAAGGCATTGCTAAAAAAGGTTTTGCCAGTGGCGGCATGGTTGCTGGTATGGGCCAGTCACAGGGTAAAACCCTGAACCAAAACGTCAAGAAATTGGAAGGCGATAAAGTTGCCGTCCGTGGTGTTGGTGCAGCCCGTGCCCGCACAGCAATGATCTACTGATATGGCTGTTTCCGGCGTATCCGATTTCGATCTGCAGTTTGACGACCTCATAGCTGAGGCGTATGAGCGCTGCGGTATTGAAGTGCGCGACGGTTACGACATGAAGACGGCGCTACGCTCTGTCAACTTGATTTTTGCAGAGTGGGCAAACAGAGGATTAAACCTTTGGACCATTGAGCAGCGCCAGCAGGTGCTGACGCCCGGGGTGTATGAGTATGACCTACCCGCAGACACAATTGACGGCCTCTCAGCCGTGATTCGGACCAATGCAGGCCAGTCTACCCAGCAGGACATCACAATTGACCGTATAGGCCGCGCTGAGTGGCTCCATGTGCCTAACAAGCTGACTCAGTCACGCCCTGCGCAGTACTACATTCAGCGCACAGTTCCGGCCAAGGTGTTTCTGTACCCATCTCCTGATGCGACGCAGACTTGGACCTTTGTTTACTATGCTATTCGCCGCATGGACAATGCGGGCGGTTTTACTAATACTGCTGACATCTCTTTCCGTTTCTTGCCTTGCTTGGTAGCCGCTTTGGCGTACTATTTGTCGGTCAAGAAAGCGCCGGATCGCGTCATGCTGCTTAAGCAAATGTACGAAGAAGAGTTTATGCGTGCAGCTTCTGAAGACCGTGAGCGTTCGGGCTTCTTTGTGGTACCTACGTACACGCAGAGGTAAGCCATGGCCTATGTATCAGGCAAATTTGCAATTGCGCTGTGCGACAGGTGTGGCCAACGGTACAAACTCAATACGCTTATCAAGGAATGGACAGGCTTTAAAGTTTGTCCTGAGTGCTATGAGCCCAAGCATCCACAGTTGGAGCCAAAACGCACGATAAATGAGCCACAGGCCTTGCAACAGCCTCGCCCAGAGAGTAGACTCGCAGTTACCGTCTACGTCGGGTTCACGGCTGATACTTCGTTTGCTAGTATTGGGATGATGCCGATGCCTTATGCGAAGCCTTTGTGGGCTGCTGCGGTGCTTTCACCGGTCAAAACGAGCATCATATGACATACACGGAATTAAAAGCTGCGATCATTGCTTACACGGAAAATCAGAGCTTCACTGCCACTAATTTAGCCACGTTTACAAAGCAAGCAGAGCAGCGTATTTACAACTCGGTGCAGATTGCCAACTTGCGCAAGAACGTCACAGGTTCTTTGACTGCCGGCAACAAGTATTTGTCATGCCCTACAGACTACTTGTCCAGTTATTCGCTGGCTGTTTATCCATTCGTTACCACTACAGCAACCGGCACTTCTGGACAAACAACAATTACGGTTGCAAGCGCTTCTGGAATTGTGGTGGGTCAATATGTTTCCGGATCAAACATTGGCACAGAGGCCATTGTTTCTTTGATTAACGGCACTACGATTACGCTGACTGTGGCCAATAGTGGCACAGTAAACGGTACTGTCACTTTTCAAGGCGACTACACGTACTTGTTAAACAAAGACGTCAACTTCATCCGCGAAGTTTATCCAAATCCTCGCGACATTGCTGTGCCCAAGTACTATGCTATTTTTGGCCCACAGTCAACTAATGAAACTGAGTTGTCTTTTATCATTGGTCCAACACCAGATGCTAGTTACTATGCCGAGTTGCATTATTACTACTACCCAGAATCTATTGTAGATTCTGAAACTTCATGGTTGGGTGACAACTTTGACTCAGCGCTCTTGTATGGCGCGCTGGTTGAGGCGTATACCTTCATGAAGGGTGAGCAGGACATGATGGTGCTGTACGATACGAAGTACAAAGAAGCACTGATGCTCTTGAAGAATTTGGGCGATGGCAAGCAACGTGGCGATGCTTATCGCGATGGTCAAGTCAAATTACCGGTGAGATAACGCATGATTACAGCAGGACTTACCGACAGTTTTAAGGAGCAATTGCTCCTTGGTGTGCATGATTTTCAGACAGATGTGTTTAAGATTGCGCTCTACACTTCTTCAGCCGTGCTGGGCCCCACTACGACCGTATACACCAGTGTGGGTGAAGTATCTGGGACAGGATATACAGCACCGGGGCAGATCTTACTGAATGTTACCGTCAATTTAGGTCTAGGGATTGGCTATGTTAGTTTCACCAATCCCGCGTGGCCCGGATCCACATTTGCAACACGTGGCGCATTGATTTACAACTCTTCAAAGAGCAATAAGTCGGTGGGGGTGTTGAACTTTGGTATTGACCAGACTATGCTTGGTCAGGAATTCATCATTCAGTTACCTACTGATGATCCAGAAACCGCTCTTATAAGGATCACATAATGTTTGCAACGGAATCTGCTGGGGAAATTGGCAATGTGCTGGTGCACAAGGTCGATTTTCGTGGCTTTAATCCAGAAGAGCTTGCTGATCAAGCTTTGAATAGAATCATTTATGTTGGGGATCAGTCCCACCCGGCCATTCGCGATCAGGCTCAAGCCTTTCGTGAACACATCCGTGGTGTGTTGGTGTTCTACATGAAACGCGCAATTGAGTCTAATAATACGACTCTGGCTAACAAACTCCGCGAAGCGGGGCATTCTGAACTTGTAACTCTCTTGGAGATATAACATGGCTATCACTATCACTACGGCAATGCCTACCAGCTTCAAGGTAGAAATCCTTAAAGCTGTACACAACTTTACGGCCAGCACGGGCGACACATTCAAGATTGCCTTGTTTGTATCCACTGCTGCTGGCTCTGGCACGTTTGGCGCGGCCACGACTAACTACTCCAATATGGGCGCAGATCAGTTGCCAACCGCAACGGGTTATACGCAGACTGGTAACACATTGACTTCAGTGACTCCTGTTGCTGACGGCACAACCGCTATCTGTGATTTTTCAGACACTACATGGTCTTCTGCTACGTTCACAACCAGCGGCGCATTGATTTATAACTCCACGGCTTCTGGTGCAGCTTGCGCGGTACTGAGTTTTGGCGGTGACCAGCAAGTAAGTTCTGGTGACTTCACAATTCAGTTCCCAACAGCCGCTGCCGCTACTGCGATTATTCGTATTGCGTAAGCGGGTTTAAGTGAGCGGATGGGGCGAACTTCCTTGGGGCTATAACGGTTGGGGCGGTGTCCCGGTTGTAGTCCCCCTTGACGGCTGGGGTAGTCAAGGCTGGGGTGTTTCTCCTTGGGGCGCTGGCAGTATCTCTGTACAGGGTACAGGTGCTGTTGGAACAGTTGGGATTTCAGTATCGGTTACGTTTGTACCTACAGGCGTTTCTGCTACAGGTGCGGTTGGTACAGCCCTGCCAAAAGTTAACTTTACGCTTACGGGCGTGGTGGCTAACGGCTCGATTGGTGATGTA